CCACCCCATCCACGCCTGCCACCCCTTGCCCTGCTCGTCCCAAGTCTCGCCTGATTTGTCGGACTCATGGCGATCAAAATATGCTTTCATCCGCCGGACTGTTTCCGGTGAAAGCTGGGCGCCGTTGCTTAGGTCCCGCGCTCTGGCGATGCCTACCGGCGTCATGCCTCGTTGGCTGGCTGGCTTTTGTTGGCGCACTTCCAAGGCTCGTTTGGCCGCCTCCCGTGCGCCTTGTGGCGGGGTAAAATCTATGTGGTCGTATTTGCCACCGGCGGCTTCCGTGACGCCTTGCTCGTCATCAGGCCCGAGGCTTGCCGGATCTGTCGGCAAGGCGCCGGCTGCTCCGGATTCCTGTTGGTATTCCTGTTGGTTGGCAAGCTCGGTTTCCCAATCCAAGCCTAGTTCGTGGGCAATGGTCGGCACCGACTTTACCCCCATGGTGGCGTAGATCTGGTTGGCGCTTGCCTCGGCGTTCTTGTCGCGGGTTTCGAGGCTTGGCGGTGTTGCCGATAGGTCAATCAGTTCGCAGATGTTGCCGGGAAGGCGCCCCGCCATGGCCGCGTTTTTAATGGCCGCGGTGATGACCCGAAGGAAGGGCCGCTTGTAGAAGCTTTGCAGGCGTAGGCAATTGCGAAGGAACGGGCTCTCCGCGGTGAGGCTGCTTGAATAGTTGTTATTGCTTGCGTCGGCACTCACAAGCCATTCTGGCGCGTTGTGACGGTTGCCGGCTGAACGTAACAGGCTTTGGAATATCTCGAGGTGCGCGGTTGAATTCGCCGCTCCGGGTGGCGTTACGTAGTTCATGCCCTTCGGGATGTCCAAGAATGAACCGCTCTGCAACGTTTGGTAGTCGGTTTCCTTCTGCGTCACCGGGCTGAATGTGCTGTAATCCGTCATGCCCGAATTAAACGTTTCAACCTGTCCTACCGTGTTGTTGTCGTGCTGCCTGATTCCCGCGATGGCCGCTTGCACCGCGGCGCCTTCGCCAAGGTTCTGGCGCAATTTCGCCGCCACCATGAAGGCGTCGAGGGTTTCGTAGCTGAAGTCCGATAGCCCGCGCTTGATGGCTCGCTTCACGTTGCACTTGATATGGACCACGTCCTCGCTGGGCACTTCTTCGCCGATGCCGTCGCGGGCATCTTCCTTGCCACCCGGCGCCAGGTAGTGAACGTAATAAGCCCGCACGTTGAACACGTCGTCTAGGTCTGTTTTGATTCCGTACGCCCAATCCGCTAGCTCATGCCCCGGCGGTTGGAATATCTGCTCCGGCTCGATGGTGCGGATGTTAAGCCTGCCGTTCTCTTGAAAGAATAACCGGATGAAGGCTTCGCCATCCTCGCGGCTTCGCTGGAAGATTTCCTGCTCCATTTCCGACCACGCGTTCCGCTCGCAGAATTCGTCGATGATGCGCTGCACCCGATCCATGGCGCTCTGGTCGATATCGACACCCTTCCTCGGTTGCGCCTTGTACGTATAGCCGGTGCCGATGACATAAGACGTAAGGCCGTTTAACAGGCCTTGCGCGTTGGGGTTCATCGTGGTGAGCATCCGGGCCTGGGCCCGAATCAGGCTGAGCTGTTGTTCGCTGTACCAGAAGGGGAAGTTGGAACCATACCGCCTGTCGGTGGGTTGGCTAATCGGGTAGGAAAGCATTCCACCGTCGCGATACCGGGCCAGGATGTCCGAGTATGCGGTGAGCCAATAATCGGAGCCAGCGTAAGACTCTTGCAAAGTCTTGGCGCGTTTTAGCCGGCTGATCTTTAGTTCTTCCTCGAGGTTCTCTCGCACTTGGCGGGGGCTTGGCGCCGCGGGTTGTGGCTGCTTGCCGGTGATGCGTTCCCAAAGTGTCATGCGCGTAACCTCCGCACCGGCGCCGCTGATTGCCTGCCGTTGAATTGCTCAATCATAACACGCAACGCCATTTCCAAACTATCGGGCCCGTCGTCATGGTCGGCTGTCGGGAAGTCTCGCAATTGGTCTACCAGAAGCTTCGTGCCGGGGCTGCCGGCCTTGAAGCGTATGGTGCCTTGCCCGAGGTAGGGGCCAAGGCGCCGAATGCGAACAAGCTTGTTCACCGAATTATGCAAGGGCACCACCGGTATGGGCATGCCCGCGGCTCGGGCCCGTTCCGATAGCTGTACCGCCAATAGCTCTTGAAACTGGTTTGCTTCGACCACTACCGCGGTAGCTTGGAAGTTCCGCTGGTGTTCTAGGGTGGCGTCGATGATTGCTTCCGAAGTCCGGCGCGCAAGGTCCGCTTCCACGTACAAGGTCCCGTCCCGATCTCGCCCAAGCATCACGATTGCTGAATAGTCGCCCTGCCTGCCGTCCCTTCCCTTGGACGGGTCCACCGCTATGGTGCGCGCGGTGATCGTGTTGGGCCAATCGTCAAACCAGATTGCCTTGCCGAAGTATTCTTCGGGCCATTCGGTGCCGCCGCCGCTCCGCGGTTGCTGTTGATAAAGTGCGCTCCATTGGTAATCACCGATAGAGGCCTTCATCCGCTCAAGGTCCGGCAGGTCAAACCGTTCCGGCCAAAGAGCCTGCCCATGGGTCCGCCTGTCATAGGCCGCGGGCTCCGCCGGCGCGATAGCCGGAAGGTTGATCAGGTCCCACTGATCGGCCCCGGCTTCCGCTTGCGCCAAGGCTAGCAGTTTCCCCGCCAGGTCTTCGGTGTGCCACCGAGTCATGACCACCAGGATTCGCGCATCGGCTTCCTGCCGGGTCGATAGTGTGCTCGTGTACCAGTCCCACGTACTTTGTCGATAAGAAGCGCTGTCGGCCTCTTCCCTGTTTTTCACGGGGTCATCTACGATTAGCCAAGACCCACCCATGCCGGTGATACCGCCACCGACACCGGCGCTTCGGTATACGCCGCGCCGGCCAACAATCTCGAACAGGTCAGAATTCCGGAGCCAGCTTCCCGAAACGGTTCGGTTGCCGCCGTCGTTAAGTCTGGTTTCGGGAAACAGGCGTTGATAAGCCGGGGTGTCCATCACGCGCTGAACGTCTCGATTGTTCCGGCTTGCAAGGTCTGCCGAATAGCTTGCCGCGATAATCGAGGCGTCTGGATTGATCCCGAGTAAGAAGGCGGGAAGGCGCCGGCTGATCAACTCCGACTTCCCGTGTCGGGGCGGTAGGCTGACGATAAGGCGCCGGGCCTGCCCGGTGATCATGCCGGCGATTCGCTCTCCAATGAGATGGTGATACCACGCCGGGCTGTATTCGGGCATCGTGTACCGTGCAAATTCAACCAGGTTCCGCCGGGCCTGCCTCCGGCGCAGAAGTTCCGCCGCCGCCGCCGGTGGCGCCACCGGCGCGGGCTGCGATCCTGGCGAGCTGCTCATCGGTTAGTTCCTCCGCGGGTTGCGATATCGTCACCCGGGTCTCTTGCTGTATTTCCTGCCGATCCACGTACCCGCGCTTCCTGCCGATGGTGCGCAAGGCGAATTGAATAGCCCACGGCTGCTCCGTGACCACCGCCTTGTTGAATGCGCTCTCGGCGTTGTCAACGATTGACTCGCGGAAGTCTGTGCACAATTGCATAAGCCGCGGGTGGCGCTCAATAAAGAACCAAAGGCCTGATCTTGTCGCACCCAATCGCCTTGCCGCCGCGGCAACGTTGCCGGTACACGCTGTGAGCGCTACAAATACCTCGTTCTGTTTTAGCCTAGGTCCGCCCACGATAAATTCCTTATTCAAACCAACCCAAACAGCCTAGCCTCTTTAATCCTCGGCTCTCCCACATAGGTAAAGCTTGCCGTATACCTGCTAGTCGCCATAGATTTTGCAATGTGCGCATTCGTCACAATTGAAGCTCGTTTACGGTTGCATGGTAGCTTCATTTGCTGCTCTTGTCGCCACAATGGGGAGCGCCGCCGGTATTCTACCATGGCCGGGTTGCCTGTCACGCTTCGGAAGCGCTTGCCGGTTGCCACAAACAAACTTGCGACGTATTCGCTCAACCTGTTGCCGATGCCCACCCCTTGGAAGTCTGGCGCGCATACGGTGCGATGCTCTCGCCACCAGCTGCCTGACTTGTGCGGGAAGTGCAATACCGCGGTAAACGCCACCGGCTTTCCGTTAAGGCTTGCAGCAAAACAAACCGCCGCCTTGTTCAGCTTGGTGTCTAGATAATGATGGTGCCTGAATATGTCCCACGTTTTATGATGACATCGCATGATTTCCAGCTCGATTGATGGCCTTTGAAGAAGTGCCCTCCGGGTAAATTTACCGCTGGGCATTTCAAGTATCCAATCAGGCTGCAACCACGGCTCGACGTCATGGTGGCATGTTACCGCCACTACCTGCTTTTCGTGGTGCTTCCGCACCGCCTTGGCGATTGCAGCGCTTCCAATCTTTGCTACGGTTCTGTCAACCACCGACGTGAATTCATCCATGACGATAAGCGCCGCGGTATCCGTCAAGGCTCTCGCCATGGTGGCGCGAAACTGTTCACCTGTCGACAAGCACCCGTAAGGCCTTAACCACGCCGGCGGTGTGCTGAATCCAACCGACGATAGAGCGCCGGTTATTGCCTTGATTGAAAGGCCTTGGTTGAATCCATCGACAATGGCCGCGCCTTCGGGCCAATCATAGCCGGTGTTGGCGCAAACATGTTTCGCCTGTTGGAAGGCCTCGCGGGCCACTGTCGATTTGCCGCTACCGGAAGGGCCAACAATCAAACCAATCTTCCACGGTTCGTCATCATACGGGAAGTCTATTTCCCATCGTGATTCGGCGCGTTCTGCCGGTGGAATGTCAAAGATTCCGTTTAGCTGCATGACTCTTGCAGATTGCCTTACGGTTGCTGTTTTTACGATATCAAGCTTCGGCATTTATAGCCCTCCGCGGTGAGGCGCTCCAATAGTTCGGCCTGCTGTTCTTCCTTCTGTAACGTTATCAGGATTTCAAATTGCTCGGGGTTGTCCGCCTGCTCCGGTTCATCAGCATCGGCGCCAGGTATCACTCCCGCGGCTTCCGCCAGTTCCGCCAACATCGTCGCCAAGGCCTGATTCCCCGTCTGTACATCCCTTAACAAACTGTCAAGCTTCGCCGCGTCGCTGTCCGCCATGGCGCCGATAGGGTCATACGTCGCCAAGATCTTGTCGGCTTCCGATTCTGTCACATCAAGCACAAGCACCGGTATTATGCCGGCGCCGGCGGTTTCGCTACGTAGGTGCCCGTCAATCAACATCAGGCCTTCCGGTGTCTCCCGGGCCAATACCGCGCCAGCAAAGCCCACTTCGGCCAACAATCCTTGAAGCGCTTCGGCTTGGGCCTTGCCGTGGGTGCGCCAGTTCCTTGGGTTGGGTATTAGGTCACAAGCCGGCACCCGTCGAAGCTCTTTAATCCTGTCCCTGATCTTCATCGCCTAGTTCCTCGG